CTTATTTTTTGCTGCGGCGGGATTTTTTCTAAGATGTTTTTAAGGGTCCTATGGAGCTGTTCCCCCTGAATGTTGTTTGTCGTGTGTGAACCTCCTATTGATATTTTTGATCTCCTTTCTGTCGGAGTGCTAGTGCTTGATTCAGTTCCATAGGACTCTTAAAAACATCTTAGAAACTGTAGATAATCTTAATTAAAAGGAGGTGAGGGTGCATGGGGAGGCGACCTAAGTCTACTCAAAACGAGACAATCCGAGAGATAAGACCTGCTTTAAATCCTGATGCAAGAGAACAGCAGATGATTTCATTAGCAGTCGACTGTGCTGAGAAGCAATTGCTAGAAGGAACAGCATCCTCTCAGGTTATTGTGCACTATTTAAAATTAGCAACAAAGAAAGAACGAATTGAAAACGAGATTCGAGAGGAACAAAAGAAATTAATCGAAGCTAAGACCGAAAATCTTCAGTCAGCAAAGCGTGTCGAAGAACTTTATCAGAAAGCGATGGACGCTATGTCTGTTTATACGGGGCACACAAATGGCGATTAGAACATATTCGGAACTTATCACACTTCCAACCTTTTTAGATCGGTTTGAATACTTAAGATTAAACGGAAAAGTTGGAGAAGAAACATTTGGATACTATAGATATTTGAACCAAGTCTTCTACCGTTCTTCGGAATGGAAAAAAATTAGAAACTTGGTAATTGTTCGAGATAATGGTTGCGATTTAGGACTTTCTGGATACGACATCCATGGCAAAGTGTTTATTCATCATATGAATCCAATTACAGTTGATGATATTCGCAACAGAAGTGAATTCCTGCTAAATCCAGATTATTTGATTTGTGTATCGCATATGACACACGAAGCAATTACTTATGGCGACAAGAATTTACTTTTATTGGAACCGATGGAACGGACAAAGAATGACACTTGCCCATGGAGACGATAAATTATGGAAAGTATTTTGTTATCGATTAAAAAATTGCTTGGCATTGATCCTGAGATCACGCAGTTTGATAAAGATTTGATTATGGACATTAATTCAGTTTTTATGATTCTTGCTCAGATTGGTGTTGGACCAGAAGAAGGATTCACAATTTCAGACAGTTCAGCAACTTGGTCAGATTTTATGTCAATGCGAAATATTGAAGCTGTTAAATCATATGTTCATCATCGGGTTCGCTTATTGTTTGATCCGCCTACTAATTCGACAGTTATGGAATCTGAAAAACAGATTATTGCTGAATTAGAATGGCGTCTCAATATTAATTGCGATTGCGACTAGGAGGTGAACCAAATGAATCAAAATGAACTTTACCATTATGGCATTCTTGGAATGCGTTGGGGGGTTCGACGTTACCAGAGGAGAGATGGAACTTTAACGCCAGCTGGGCAGAAAAAAGCAAATAAACTTAAAACGCAGTATAAATCATTAACTGGTAAAAATTTAAGAAGATCGCCGACAAAGAAGAAAGCATCATCTAAGGATGAACCAAAGAAAAAAGGCATTCTTGATATGAGCGATGACGAATTAAACAAAACCGTTCGTCGGCTTCAGATGGAAAAACAGTATAAGCAGTTGATATCAGAACGCCAGACAAAGTCAAGAGGTGAAAGGTTTCTTGATGCTGCTGAAAAAGTTCTTGCGGAATCGGCTCAGAACGCAGCTAAGGACGTCACCACTCAGTTAATGAAGAATGCATTGAATGGCGTGATAAATTCTTCTAATAAGAAGAACAAAAAGTAATAGGAGTTGATAAATTATGGCATTATCAAACACTGCCGTTCCATATTATTACGGCAAATTTAGAGATGCCGTAATGAGTGGTATAATTCCGGTCTGCCAGCAAATCTCGATGCAAATGAACCGAATAGATGAAAAAATCGCTAATCCCCATTATTACTACGACGATAAAGCTATTAATGGTTTTATTCGTTACTGTGAGGATGAGTTGACTTTGACTGATGGATCTGACATGCATTTGTTAGATTCTTTTAAGTTATGGGCAGAAGATGCCTTGTCATGGTTTTACTTCGAAGACAGAAGTGTTTATGTTCCTAACGAAGACGGACATGGCGGACACTACGAGCGTAAGCGAATTCGTAAGCGTTTGACCAACAAACAATATCTGATTGTAGGGCGAGGCGGAGCTAAGTCTGTCTACGATTCTTGCATTCAGTCATACGGCCAGAATTGTGACACATCCACAACACATGGTATCACAACCGCGCCGACAATGAAACAATCTGAAGAAGTTATGTCATTGATAACTACTGCTATTACTAGAGCTAGAGGACCACTCTTTCAGTTTTTAACTGAAGGATCTTTACAGAACACAACAGGTTCACGAGCTAATCGAATGAAATTAGCATCAACTAAGAAAGGCATCCAGAATTTCTTAACAAATTCGCTGATTGAGATTCGTCCAATGTCAATTGATAAACTGCAAGGATTAAGATGTAAGTATGCAACCGTTGACGAATGGCTGTCTGGGGACTTAAGAGAAGACCCGATCGGAGCTATCGAACAGGGAGCTTCCAAAGTTGATGACTATTTGATTGTTGCAACAAGTTCTGAGGGTACAGTTCGTAATGGACCTGGAGACACCGTCAAAATGGAATTAATGAAAATTCTTAAAGGCGAGTATTATAACCCACATGTATCAATCTGGTGGTATAAGCTAGATTCGATCCAAGAAGTTGGCAACCCCGAAATGTGGTTAAAAGCCAATCCAAATCTTGATAGAACCGTTACTTATGAAACTTATCAGAGAGACGTTGAAAGAGCCGAACAAGCTCCTGCAACTCGTAATGATATTTTGGCAAAGCGTTTTGGGCTTCCAATGGAAGGTTACACATATTTCTTCACTTATGAGGAAACATTATGTCATCGAAAAAAATATTATTGGAATATGCCGTGTGCAATGGGCGCTGACTTATCTCAAGGCGATGATTTCTGCGCTTTTACATTTTTGTTTCCGTTATCAGATGGCAGTTTCGGTGTTAAGACCAGAGATTATATCACAGAAGATACATTGAACAAATTGCCTTTGGCTATGAGAGACAAGTATGAGCAATTCATTAATGAGGGAAGCTTGATAGTTATGCAAGGCACTGTTCTGGATATGATGGATGTCTATGAAGACCTAGATAACTTTATTGTAAATAGTAATTATGAGGTAGTATGTTTCGGTTATGACCCATATAATGCCGTAGATTTTGTCGAAAGATGGTCAAAAGAAAACGGTTCATTTGGCGTTATCAAAGTCATTCAGGGTTCAAGAACAGAATCGGTACCGTTGGGAGAATTGAAGAAATTAGCGGAAAATCGTTTACTTCGATTCGATGAAGAGTTAATGAAATTTGCAATGGGAAACTGCATTGTTGCAGAAGATACTAATGGTAACCGTAAACTTTTGAAAAAGCGAAGAGAAGCGAAAATCGATGCAGTTGCTGCTATGATGGATGCTTTTGTCGCTTGGAAATTAAACAGAGAGGCTTTTGAATAATATGAATGAACTTTATTCAATTCGTACTGTTGACGATGAAAATTCACTCCAGCATTACGGTGTGCTTGGTATGAAGTGGGGCGTACGCAGAAATGCTGCTAGGGCATATGACAAAGCGAATGCTAAAAGAAATAAGTTGAATAACAAAGTCGACAAAGAGTATGCAAAATTGCAGAAAAGAAAAACTAAAACAGAAGGTATGGAATCTGCAAAATACAGAAAACTTAGAAACAAGCAGTCTAAGTATCAGATGAAAGCCGATCGATACAAGTATGGTTGGCTTAGTGACGCAAAAAAAAACCAGAAGTATCAGTTTAAGGCAGACAGAACGAAGTATAAAGCTGATAAAATCTTGCAAAAAGAAAATAAGGCAGATTACAAATACAACAAAGCTAAAATCAAAGCAGAGAAATGGCAACGTGCCATGGACAAAACCTTTGCCAACGTAAACATCAATAGTATTGCTAATTCTTCTGTAACAGTAAGCGGCAAGAAGAAAGTGAATGCTTTACTGGCTAGTTAGGAGAATTCAAAATGGCATTATTAGATAGATTCCAAAACGCTTGGAATGCTTTTAGAAACAAAGATCCGTCAAACGGGTCTTATTTTAGTTATGGAGAAAGTTCTTCTATTCGACCAGATCGTCCAAGACTGATAAGAGGTAGTGAACGTTCGATTATCAATTCGATCATTAATCGTATTTCAATTGATGCATCTTCTATTGATATCAAACATGTACGATTAGACGAAAATCAACGCTATACAGAAGACATTAATAGTGGATTAAATAACTGTTTAACATTGGAAGCAAATCTCGACCAAACGAGTCGAGCATTCTTTCAGGACGTCGTAACGTCAATGCTGGATGAAGGTTGTGTAGCAGTAATTCCTGTTGATACAAGCATCGACCCAAGAAATACAGATTCTTACGATATTCTTAGTCTTCGAACAGGAAAAATTCTCGAATGGTATCCAAGACATGTACGCGTTCAAGTGTATAACGAGCGTACAGGTCGAAAAGAGGAAATTGTTGTTGAAAAAAGAACAACTGCAATTATTGAAAATCCGATGTATTCGGTTATGAATGAATACAATTCAACCATGCAGCGTTTAATTCGAAAATTAGCATTGCTGGATATAACCGATGAGAGTACTGCTTCAGGTAAGATGGATTTGATTATTCAGTTACCTTACACCATTAAAACTGAGACTCGAAAGGCTCAGGCAGAGTCCCGTAAGAAGGACATTGAAATGCAGTTAGCAACTTCCAAATACGGAATTGCATATATCGATAGCACGGAAAAAATTACACAGTTAAATCGTTCTGTTGAAAACAATCTCATGAAACATGTTGAGTATTTAACGAGTATGCTTTACAGCCAGTTAGGATTAACAGCAGAAGTCATGAATGGCACAGCAGACGAGCAAACTATGCTGAATTATAATAACCGAACTATCGAACCAATTTTATCAGCAATCGTTGATGAGTTCAAACGAAAATTTCTGACGAAGACTGCTCGAACACAGAGCCAGTCTATTGAATTTTTCAGAGATCCATTCCGTTTAGTTCCAGTTAATAACATTGCTGAAATTGCTGATAAATTTACTCGAAACGAAATTATGACATCCAACGAAATTCGTCAGATAGTTGGTATGAAGCCATCTAAAGATCCTAAAGCAGATGAACTTCGAAACAAGAATCTGAGTCAGTCAAATGCTGACATAGCTGCTAAGAATGGAAGCTATGAATCGTATGACGATAAAAACTACGAGGAGGAATAATTCAAAATGGCAAAGTGGGATTTCGGTGGCTGGGCCACTAAGAATAATCTCAGATGTTCAGACGAACGTATCATCATGAAAGACGCTTTTAAAGACAATGACGGTCAGACAGTTCCTTTAGTTTGGAACCATCAGCACAATGACCCAATGAATGTACTTGGTCATGCGTTGCTTCAGAACCGTCCAGAAGGTGTTAGGGCATATTGCAAATTTAATGATACAGAGTCAGGACAGAACGCAAAACGATTAGTCGAGAATGGAGACATCTCGGCTCTTTCTATTTTTGCGAATCAGTTAGAACAGCAAGGTAAAAATGTTACACACGGTGTTATTCGTGAAGTAAGCCTTGTATTAGCCGGAGCGAATCCAGGAGCAAGAATTGATGCAATCATGCAGCACGCTGACGGTTCAGATGATTCTGCAATTATTTATACCGGTGAAAGTATTGACACGGAATTAAGTCATTCCGATGACGAATCCAAAAAGGAGGAACCAAAAGTGGCTGATAACGAAAATAAATCAGTAAAAGACATTTACGATGCTATGACAGAAGAACAGAAAGACGTCGTCGCTTATATGGTTGGCATGGCACTGGAAGGCGACGCAGGCGATGATGATGATGAGGAGGGTAATCCAGAAATGAAACATAACATTTTCGACAATGACCAGGAACAGGAAGCAAATGTGCTTAGCCATGATGCTATGATGACAATTATCAACGATGGCAAGCGCTATGGTTCTATGAAAGAAAGCTTCTTAGCACATGCTGATGAGTATGGCATTGCTGACATTGACTGGTTGTTCCCAGAAGCAAAAACACTTAATAATCCGCCTGATTTCATTAAGCGAGAGACTGAGTGGTGCGCAAAACTGATGAACGGCGTTCACAAGACACCTTTCAGCAGAATTAAGTCTATGTTTGCAAACATTACAGAAGATGAAGCTAGAGCAAAGGGCTACATCAAAGGCAAATACAAGAAAGAAGAAGTATTCAGCCTGCTTAAGAGAACTACAACACCGACAACAATTTACAAGAAACAGAAGATGGATCGTGACGATGTTATCGACATCACAGATTTCGATGTAATCGCTTGGTTAAAGACAGAAATGCGTATGATGCTGGATGAGGAAATCGCAAGAGCGATTCTTGTTGGTGATGGTCGTCTTGCTTCTTCTGATGACAAGATTAATGAACAGAACATTCGTCCAATCTGGACAGATGAAGACCTGTTTTCAGTTAAAGTTAAAGTCGCACCTACTGCTGGCGCTACTGATGAAGAGAAAGCTAAGACATTCATTAAGTCTGCGATCAAGAATAGAAAGAATTACAAAGGTTCTGGTAATCCTATCCTGTTTACAACAGAAGATATGATTGCAGACATGCTTCTGATTGAAGATACAACTGGCAGACGTATTTACAACAGTATTTCTGATCTGGCGACAACTCTTCGTGTAAGAGAAATCGTTCCTGTTGAGATTATGGAAGGTCTTCAGAGAGACGTTGGCAGCGACAAATACGATCTGCTCGGTATTATGGTTAACCCAGCAGACTATAACGTGGGAGCAGACAAGGGCGGTGCTGTATCTATGTTTGATGACTTTGACATTGACTACAACCAGCAGAAATATCTGATGGAAACAAGATGTTCTGGTGCATTGATCAAACCTTATTCAGCACTTATCTTTGAAACTAAGGCAGCCTAGTCGAAGGAGGATTATAGACGATGAAAAATATTAAATTTCATGACGCCGACTTAAAGTACGTTGAAGCTATGTATTTATATGCAGACTCTAGCAGCAAACTGACATTAGATGAAGCAGGCGAAGAAACAGTTACGGAGGAACAGCTTAAAGTGATTGAAAGATTTTTCCTTGCTGGAAAAGTGATTATCCAGACAAGCGATAAGAAGTTCTGCAGACCGGTTGCATATGCAAATAAAGTATTTACATGTGTTGTTCCTAAGGCTTCACCAACCGCTATCACAGATGTTATTAAGGACTTTACTGTGAAGACTGCTTAAGGAGAAAATTCAAAATGGCTAGGTATTACGGATACGTTGGATATGCAGAAAGCACTGAAGATGAATCTGGGATTGTCAAAGAGAAAATGGTGACTAAGCCATATTACGGAGACATCATCCAGAATGCTAGACGTCTGGAAGCCAGCGGTTTAATGCACGATAACATCACAATTTCGAACGAGGTGTCTATCGTTGCTGATCCGTATGCCTTCCAGAATTTTCATGCTATGCGATATTTGACATTTATGGACTGCAAATGGAAAATCACTAATATTCGAGTAGAATATCCTAGATTAATTTTAACGACAGGAGGAATCTACAATGAGTAATGGCGATTGGAGAGGCTTGAAGAAAATCTTGGAAGAAATTCTTGGCAGCAAAGAAGTCTATTATCAGCCGCCACCAAATATTCGCATGAAATACCCTGCGATTGTATTTGAACGAGAAGACATTCAGAACACATTTGCTGATAATCTCGTATACACGCAGGCCACATCTTATAAAGTAACAGTCATGGACAAGAACCCTGATAGCGAAATTGTTAAACGTGTTTCTCGCATTCCTACATCACGATATGTACAATTTTTCGTTACAGATAATCTTAATCATGACATTTTTATTATTTTTTATTAGGAGGATTAGACAATGGCTGGCAAAGCACTTGTATGGGATGAAACCGGTAAGAGAACTTATGAAACCGGTGTGGAAAATGTCGCTCTGTATGTTATGGACGATACTGGCGCATATGGAGAAGGTGTCGCTTGGAATGGTGTAACTGGTATCACAGAGTCACCGTCTGGAGCAGAAACAACATCTCTGTATGCAGATGACATTAAGTATTTAACTTTAATTTCAGCGGAAGAATATGGCTTCACAATTGAAGCTTATGGATCACCTGAAGAATTCGATGTTTGCGATGGCATGGCATCACTTGCTAAGGGCGTATCAGTTAGACAGCAGTCTCGTAAACCATTTGGTTTAGCTTATAAGACAAAACTCGGTAACGATGTAAAGGGTACAGATTACGGGTACAAGCTTCATATTATTTATGGTGCGCAGGCTTCTCCATCTGAAAAAGGTTATTCCACAATTAACGACAGTCCAGAAGCTATTACGCTTTCTTGGGAAGCCACGACAACACCAATCAATGTGACAGGACATAAAGCTACTGCACATATCGAAATTGATAGCACGAAGATTGAAACAGACAAACTGCAGAAAATCGAAGAGGCTTTATTCGGTAGTGCTACAGCAGCACCGAAGTTACTTCTTCCTGACGAAATCGTTCAGATGGCTACAGCGGCTTAAAAAAATTCAAAATGGAATAATTTAATATAGTAGTAGCACGGTATTCAGTTTGGCTGGCCGTGCTTTTTAGTAAAGGAGATTAAAATGTTAAAGATTACAAAAACTTACAAAGATTACAATGATGTTGAAAGAACAGAAGACTTTTATTTCAATCTGTCAGAGGCAGAACTTCTCGACATGGAAATGACTACAGCTGGAAGTCTTACAGAAATGATTGAAAAAATAGTTAACGCAAAAGACATCCCAACAATCGCCAAATGGTTTAAGACGATGATGCTTAAGTCATATGGTATCAAATCGGATGATGGCAGATATTTTAGAAAATCAGAAGAAATTACTAAAGATTTTGAATCATCTCCAGCCTATTCCTTAATTTACATGGAATTGGCTAGCGATACGGATAAAGCGATCGACTTTATCAACAAGATAGTACCTTCAACCCTTTCTGAAAGAGTTTCAAAAGAAGACATTAGTAAATTTGGCATTACAGGTTAGGTGATGTTATTTGTACACTTTAACAATTCCTGACTATAACGATTTATGGGATGAAGGAAAAGAAGAGTTTGTGTCGAGAAAAGGGGCTCGAATAAAAATTGAACATTCTCTTGTTTCGTTAGCAAAATGGGAACAGCACTATCACAAACCGTTTTTAGGGCAATCAGAAAAAACATTCGAAGAAAGTGTCTATTACATTAAATGCATGACTCTTACACAGAATGTTCCAGATTCTGTTTATTTGAATATTGGCAGTAAGGAAATCGAAGAGGTTGATGCTTATATCAATGATCCTATGACCGCCACTCAATTCACTAAAACGGAAGAAAAAGAAGGTGCATCTCCTCACCATGAAATAATGACAAATGAGTTGATCTACTATTACATGATTGCTTTGCAGATTCCTGTTGAATTTCAGAAATGGCATCTAAACCGTTTAATCACATTGATCGAGGTATGTAAACGAAAGAACACCCCGGCTAAGAAGATGACAGCACAGCAATTAGCACAGCACCATCAATCAGTGAATGCTAGATATAGAGCAAAGCATAGAAAGAGGTAATCATGATTAGTTTTAGACAAAAGGGCGATTTCTCAAAGACGCTCAAATACTTAGATAGAATTCGCGATCCAATCAAAATGGGAATTCTTGATAAATACGGGCGCGAGGGGGTTAAAGCCCTTTCGTCAGCAACTCCTGTTGACTCTGGTGTCACAGCCAATTCATGGTATTACAAAATCGAAAAAAGCAATGGGTCGGCGAAAGTTGCTTTTTACAATTCAAATGTTAATAAAGGTGTTCCAATCGCCATCATTATTCAGTACGGTCATGGAACAGGAACCGGAGGATGGGTTCAGGGAAGAGACTATATCAACCCTGCAATCCGTCCTATTTTTGACAAAATGGTAAATGAAATTTGGAGAGAGGTGACTAGAGTTTGAGCACAACGATTGATGAAAAAGTTGTCGAGATGCGGTTTGACAACAAAGACTTCGAAGAAAAAACTAAAAGCACTGTCAGCTTGCTTGAGAAACTAAAAAGTAGTCTCAAACTCGATGGCGCGGCTAAAGGATTCGATAATGTAAACGCAGCCGCTAAGAATGTTAATCTCAATTCACTGAGCAGTTCAGTTGACGGACTGAAACTTAAATTTTCAGCAATGGAAGTTATCGCAGTCACCGCTTTGTCTAATATTACGACATCAGCAATGGCTGCCGGTAAAAATTTAATTAATGCCTTTACATTTGAACCAGTTATGTCTGGTTTTAAAGAATATGAAACACAGATTAATGCCGTTCAAACAATTTTAGCAAATACATCAGCTAAAGGCACAACGCTCGAACAGGTTAATGCAGCCTTAGATGAACTGAATCATTATGCCGATTTAACGATTTATAATTTCACAGAAATGACCCGTAATATTGGTACATTCACAGCGGCCGGTGTTGACCTGGATACATCTGTAAAAGCCATTCAGGGTATCGCTAACTTGGCTGCTGTATCAGGCTCGACGTCACTCCAAGCTTCGACAGCTATGTATCAGTTATCTCAGGCATTAGCTGCTGGTACTGTAAAACTTCAGGACTGGAACTCGGTTGTAAATGCAGGTATGGGTGGTGAAGTATTTCAAAATGCTTTAAAAGAAACTGCTCGTGTTCATGGCATTGCTGTAGATGAAATGATTAAAGATGAAGGTTCTTTCCGAGAATCATTGAAGAAAGGCTGGATTACAGCTGATATCTTAACGGAAACTCTGAGCAAATTCACAAAGAGTGGCGTTAATGAATATATTGCTGAGAATTCTGATTTGACAGCAGAAGCTGTTCAGAAGATGCGAGAAGAAGCTGAAGCGGCTGGCGATGGAGCTGTAAATTATGATAAGTTAGCAGCTGCTATTGCTAAGAAAAGCAACATGTCTGAAGATGAAATCAAACAATTGATTCAGATGTCAGATACCGCTGAAGATGCAGCAACAAAGGTTAAAACATTTAGCCAGTTAATGGATACTTTAAAAGAAGCAATGCAATCTACATGGACTCAGACATGGGAGATTATTGTCGGTGACTTCGAAGAAGCGAAAGAATTCTATACCAAATTATCTGATTTTTTCAGTGGTATTATTAACAAGTCTGGTGAAGCTAGAAATAACTTGCTGGAAGCCGCTTTAGGTGCTAAATCAGTTTCTATGAGTGACTGGGAACAGCTTGAAAAAGCAGGACAGGCTACTAAGGAATTTCAGGAATTACTGAAGCAAACTGCTCGTGACCATGGAATCGCTATAGATGAAATGGAGAAAAGTGAAGGCTCGTTCAAAGCTACATTGAAGCAAAGATGGCTGTCTTTGGATATTCTTAAAGACACTATGAAAAAATGTGCCGGAGAATTGGATTCTTCAACAACTTCTACAAATGCTAAACTCGAAGAATTCGAAAAAATAGCAAAAGAAGTCATTCAAGGTAATTGGGGCAATGGCGAAGCTCGAAAGAGAGCTTTAGCTGAAGCTGGCCACGATTATGAAGCCATTCAGAGTGTCGTAAATCATATGCTTCTTGGCTGGGAAATTAACATGGATAAAGTCAACGCAGCAACGATTGAATCTATGAATTTAACCGATGAACAGAAGCAGAAACTGAAAGAACTGGCGAAGCAAGCCGAAGAAACTGGTACACCATTAAACGAATTGATCGAAAAGATGACCAGACCGACTGGACGAGAACTTTTGATTGATAGTTTATGGAATACAATTAAAGCGATTTATAATCCTTTAAAAGCAGTCAAAACAGCTTGGGATAGTCTGTTCTCAATTAATTCTGATCAGTTATACAATTTAATCGACGGTTTTCATACATTCACAAGCTATCTTGTTTTAAACGATGAGCAGGTCGATAAGTTAACAAGAACTTTTAAAGGCTTGTTCTCAGTGCTTAAAATCTTTACAACATTTGCTGGTGGTGCTTTTGGAATCGGTTTAAAAGCATTAAGAGTCATTCTTCGTAATATGGATGTTGACATTCTGGACATTACGGCTAGAGTTGGTGATTTTCTTTATAAATGCTCAGAGTGGATTAACACGAATAACTATTTGACTAAAGGATTAGAGTACTTTGCTCGCGGCGTCAAAATGGTCATACACTTATTCCGAGAATGGATTAAAGCTTTTATGCAGGTACCGGAAGTTCAGACTCATATCGAAAAATTAACAAATGCTTTTTCTAAGGGCAAGACTAAAATCTTGGATTATTTGCGAGAAGGAAAGAAACGGATTGAAGAGTTTACTAAGAGCTTGGAAAGTATGGATAAAATTTCATTGTCTGGCTTCAAAGATACACTTAAACAGTTTAAAACTCAAGTCTTTGATTACTTTACAAATTTCGACAGCCTTGGAGATAAGATCGTAACCGTTTTTAAGAAAATAAGAGATAGGGCAACAAATGTTAATTTCGATCCTAAAGAGTCTTTTAAATCACTAGTGGATAAAGGTAAAGAATATTCTGATAAATTTTCAGGATATACAGATACAATAGTTTCGGCATTCAAATGGATGCAAGAAAATATAGCCAAAAGCGCTAAAGGTATTTTAGATACTTTAAGTGAACTTAACTGGGGCGCTATAGGTACTGTCGCTGCTGGTCTTGGTATTATTTATGTTTGCAAGAAATTGGTTGAAGTTGTTAAACTGTTGCGAAAACCGTTTGAGACAATCAGCGATGTATTGAAATCATTTGAAGGAGTTATGGACGCTTTTGCGACTAAAGTTAAGGCGGAAGCACTTGAAATAAAATCTAAAGCGATTCGCAATATAGCAGTGTCAGTCGCTATCTTAGCAGCATCATTGATTGCATTAAGCAGAGTTAAAACTGGTGAATTGATCAAAGCAGGTGTTGCTCTCGGTGCTTTAGCAGGCGGATTGACACTTTTAAGTTTAGCTTTAGGCGCAGCTAGTAAATTAGGTGCTTTCTCCGGATCGTATAAGTCTATGCTGGCGTTGGCCGCTTCTTTATATATTCTCGTAAAGACTCTCCAAAAAATGGAAAAATTAGACAGTGCGTCATTAGATAGAAATTTAATGGTTCTCGGTGGACTAATGTTTTCTATGTTTGGTTTTGCTGCGATCATGGGCAAATTTGTTCCAAAGTTATCAGAAGGATCAAAGATGCTTATAGTAATGGCAATCGCTGTTAACTTGTTAGTGAGAGCACTCGGCAAGATGCAGGGAATGGATATGGAGACGGCAGCTATATCAGCAGGTGTTATTTCGGTAATGATGCTGGCTTTGGCTGGTGCATCAAAAATTGCATCTGCTATTTCACCAAGTTCGTTCTTGACAGCTATTACAGCTGCAATTGCATTGAACATTTTAATTGGTGCTATTAAAAACGTCACTAAAATTAATATTGACCAAATCACAAATAATCTTGGTAAATTTGTAATTGTGTTTGGCATGATGGCTGGTCTATTGTTAATCACTAGACTTGCTGGAAAAAATGCAAAATCTGCTGGTGCCGGTATTCTTATGATGGCTGTTGCAATCAACTTGATCATTCATGCAGTTAAACAAATTGGTAAGATGAGTAAAGGCTCGCTGAATAAGGCAATTGATGCTATTTCAAAAATGTTTCTTGTGTTTGGTGCAGTCATGGCATTGTCTAAGTTTGCAGGCGAAAATGCAGCTAAGGCTGGTGTTATGATTCTTGCTATGTCTGGAGCTATGATCGCTATTGCCTTAGTCGCATACACAATGTCTAAGATCGAACCAGCTGGACTAGATCGAGCATTGGATGCTATCGTCAAAATGGAAGCATGTTTTGCAGCGTTGATTCTGGTGTCTAAATTTGCGGGTCGAGCAGATAATGTTAAAGCGACGATTGTCACATTAACTGCCGCAGTTGCGGTTATGGCGATATCGGTTGCAGCTTTGTCTATGATAGATGGAAGCAAATTAGCTGGGGCAACGGCAGCTTTGTCCGTCTTAATGGGCATGTTTGCGGTTCTTTCTGTGTCCACTAAATTTATGGCAGGAGCTAATAAGACTTTGATCGTCATGACAGCTGCTGTAGCGGTTCTTGCTGGGATCATTTATATTTTAGCGGGGCTTCCAGTTGAGCAAACACTTGGAACTGCAGCCGCATTATCAGTGTTATTATTATCATTGTCGGCTTCTACTGCAATTCTTAGCTTAATTGGAAATACTGGAGCGTCAGCACTAGTTGGTGTTGGCGTTATGTCTTCTGTAATCGCCGCCGTAGCCGCATTTATGGCTGCCGCTGGACTATTATGTGAATATTTCCCTGGATTGGAGCGATTGATTGATACAGGAATTCCATTATTGAATAAAGTCGCTAATGGTATTGGACAGTTTGTTGGAAATATTGTTGGCGGATTTATGGCCGGAATGACTGATGGTTTGAAAGATGTTGCTGATAATTTGAGTGACTTCATCGAACATCTCCAGCCGTTTATAGAAGGTGTGTCTGGTGTTGACAGTGCTTCCGCAGAAGGGGCAGCAAATATTGCAAAGACAATTCTTGCGTTAACTGCGGCAGATGTTTTAAATAGTATAACATCATGGCTAACTGGTGGATCTTCTTTATCAGATTTTGCGAATCAGTTGGTCCCATTCGGTGAAGCGATGGCCGAATACTCGAACGCAGTTAAAGGAAAAATCGATGCCGAGGCGGTTACTGCTTCCACAAATGCAGGTCGAGCGATAGCCGAATTAGCATCAGAATTGCCAAACAGTGGAGGCGTTTTAGGCTTCTTCGTAGGCAACAATGATATGAAGAAATTTGGTTCGCAATTGAAGAATTTTGGTCAAGCACTTGCCGACTATTCCGAAATAGTATCCAAAGACGGTACGATTAACACTGATGCTATTAATAATTCTGTTGAAGCAGGAAAAGCAATTGCTGCATTAGCTACAGAGCTACCTAATAGTGGCGGCATTGTCAGCTTGTTTTCAGGCGATAACGATATAAGCAAATTTGCTCAAGGTTTAACTGCATTCGGTAGGGCTATTGCTAAATATTCAGAATCTGTCAAAGGAATCGATGATGGAATAGTTACAACAACATCAAATATTTCAAGAGCTGTAACAATGTTGAATGGCATTGTGCCAGAAGGTCAAAATGGTTTGTTTTCGCATTCTAACACACTTGCTGATTTAGGAACGTATCTGGTTTCATTTGGAAGAAACTTTAATACATTTTATGAGTCAATGTCCGGTGTATCAGCCGATCAATTAAACGGAGTTACAAGCGCCATTTCAAGTCTTGTTAACGCAATGAAATCTATGCAAGGCTTAGACACTGGTGTTATTTCCAATTTCAGTTCAGCATTATCAAACGCTGGAAAAGCCGGAGTCGATGGATTTATCAACGCATTTACTGGTGCTTATGGTAAAGCGCAGACGGTCGGATCAACGTTTGTCCAATTTATTGTAACCGGCATTCGAAGCAGACAGAATTTGGTTCCGCAGATGTTCATGAATCTTGTAAAATTAACAATTGGTCGTCTTCGATCGTCTGCTTCACAGTTTGCTCAGGTCGGCATGAGTTTCGCCGTCAAAATGGCAAACGGCATTCGCAATGGAGGAAGTCGAGCAAGAAATGCCGCATCTTCAATGGCATATTCAGCGGCGAGAGGTGCACGAGTAGGTTATAGTAGTTTCTACGAAGCAGGTGCCTATGCTGCTAGAGGTTTTGCAAATGGTATTAGTGCAAATGCGTATAAAGCAGAAGCTCAAGCAAGGGCTATGGCTAACGCAGCATCCAGAGCAGCAAAGAAAGCACTGAATGAACATTCTCCATCAAAGGTTTTCTATCAGATCGGTGATTATGCAGGAGTGGCTTTTATCAACGCTTTGCATGACAATATCAAACCGGTTTATGATGTGTCTATGGCGATGGCTAACTCCGCAACAAATGGTATTCATGCTGCGATCAATCAGATATCCAAAGTTTTGAATAGTGATCTCGATGCGCAGCCAGTGATCCGTCCAATTGTTGATTTGAACGGTATCAATGCAGGGACAATGGCTATTAATGGCATGAACCGTCAGCTGCAGGGTCTTCACATCGGTTCTTACGGTATGACATTAACTGAACGAATTAGTGGATCAAACATTCGTAACAAGAATGCTATGTATAGTAATCAGGACGTTGTGGAAGCAATTGATCGTCTCGAAGCGTCTATGTATAACATGGAAATGGTTATGGACACTGGAGCGCTTGTTGGTTCTATTGAAAACAAGATGGACCAAAGATTAGGTAAGAGAGCGATTTATAAAGGAAGGGGCAATTAAATGTCAGTAAGATCTGAATTTTATCATTCGGTGGTGTTCGGAGAGAAGAATACATGGGACGACTGGCATTTAGTCCCATCTTCTCGTCCTGTCATTAATCCGCCAGATGTTAAGACAAAATACGTGGATGTTCCCGGAGGCAACGGCATTCTGGATTACACAGAAGCTTTAACCGGATATCCACTTTTCGAAAATAGAACTGGTTCGCTTGAATTTTATGTTATGAATGGCTATCAGGAATGGTATGAACTTTACGGAGAGATTTGCGATTATCTTCACGGTGAATATATGCAGATGTATTTGGAAGATGATCCAGACTGGTACTTCGAAGGACGATTTACAGTTAATGAATGGAAATCTAGCAAAGATTGGTCGATGATTACGATTGATTACGACTTATATCCATACAAGAAACGCATCGTCACTTCATTGGACGATTGGCTTTGGGACCCGTTTAACTTCGAAAAAGATTATGTTCATAGCTATAAAGACATCAAAATTGCTGGAACAACGACTGTTAATCTTGTTAACGCAAAGATGCCAGTCGTACCGATTTTTCATGTAAAGAGTTCTGACGGTTTAGGATTTATCTACAGTCAAAATGGAGATCGAACCAGAACGATTAGTAACATTCGAATGACAGATGGTGAATTCCAAAACCCAAATATAGTTATCAAGGGCGGTCTGACTCGAATGACTTTTGTTGGGTATGGCACAGTGTCTATCGAATATAGAGAGGGGCGTATTTAAGTGTATTATATTGTTGATGAATCTACAAATGATATTTTGTACGCTCCTAATATGCAGAATGATCCGAAGTATAATCTTATAGATCCGACTTGGACTGAAGAAATTAATAAAGCTGGTTCTTTAGAATATACGATTTATCCGGCTCATCGATTATACGATAAGTATAAGAAACTGACAACCATATTTGCAGTTAAAGATGAGGACGACAAAACTGTTTGGAGAGGACGAGTACTCAACGATACGAAAGACTTTTATAATGCGAAACAGGTTTATTGTGAAGGTCAGTTAGCGTTTTTCAACGATTCGATTATTCGTCCTTACAACTTAAAGAACTATACACTTGAAAAGTTCTTTAATTACTTGTTGGCAGAACACAATCGGCAGGTTGAGTCGAGAAAACAGTTCGTTGTTGGTTCTGTTGATCTTGGCTACAAAACGAATTTTGTCACAGAAAATTACGAGTATCGCTCAACATTAACCGAAATACAAGAACTACTCGACGCTTATGGCGGATATATATTGTTTGAAAACGATAAAATTTATTATTCATCTATAAGTGGCGACATTTCGAACCAGCCGATTCAGTTTGGGGTGAATCTGCTTGATTACACAGAAGCTATCGAAGCAAGTGATATCTGTACAGTCTTAATTCCTCTTGGAGTACAGAAAGAAAAAGCAGATGGTACGACTCCAGAGGACCCACTGACTATTAAATCAGTCAATGGTGGGAAAGACTATCTCGAAAATCAAAATGGAATTAAAGCATTTGGGCGGATCGTTCAAGCAGTTACTTTCGATGATGTAAATGTTGCCCAAACTTTGAAAACAGTCGGCATACAGTACTTAAGCAAACTGTTTCAGCAAGCAACATCTATTACTGTAACAGCCGCTGATTTATTTGACTTGGGTTTAGATGTTGACAGGATTCGATGCGGAAATTATCATCAGATTTTTTCAGCACCGCATGGAATTGATAACTATTATCAGTGCACAAAGATTGTTCATCATCTTGAAGATCCTATGTCAAGCGAGTATACTTTCGGGTCAACACAGTATTCTCTGAGCGATCAGACAGCTAAAGACAGCAAGATCATGTTTAAGCTCACATCCGCATTGAAATTGAATAAGGTGAAAACAATTATATAAAGGAGATATATCATGGCAACCACACTCGAATCATTATTAAGCGATATTCTCAATGCTGTTTATGGTAAAGATGTACGCCAGTCTATTCATGATGCAATCGAACAATGCTATGCTGACGCTACAGGTAATCCAGACAGTGTTGCGAAACTCGCAAACGATTTAGCATCATATTCTCAGAAACTTGAAGAAACTAGAACTCTGATTCAGCAGGTAAATGATTCTTTATTGAATAAAGAAACTATTTTGTATTCCGGGGATGGTAGTACCGTTACGAATTCCGCACTTACACTTGGTGATAGTGTGAAGAATTATGATTATTTGGACGTTCATGTCAATTACTTTGGCATGTCCGATATTCGGCGTGTAGCAGTTGTTAAATCAGGCAGCGAATTCACACGAATTCTTAGGTATACAAATTTAGCTGACAATCCAAGTGGTAACGACGGTGTATCTGGCTATCAGATACTTGAATTGTGTTTAACATTCAGCGATAAGCGATTGAAGGTTGTAACGTCTGTTACAAATTCTTGGTCTGGCTCTCAGGGCGAAAACGGTTCGGGATCAAAGAATTTACAAGCAGATTCCAACCGTACAATCACAAAAGTCGTCGGCATTAAAAATTACAAAGGAACTTCATCGGGCGGTATGAACCCACAGGCTAAGACAATTTCACCAACATTTTTGTCACAGTCTGTATTGCCGGATGACGGGCATAACTGTTTGTCACAGGTCACAGTTAACGCTATTCCAGTTTCTAAGACTGACAACGATAATGGCACCACAGTTACAATTGGATAGGAGGAATAATTCAAAATGGCAAATAACAAGGTCGTTTTATCAGACGGAACAGTGCTTATGGATATTTCCTCTGACACTGTGACCGTGGATACGTTACTTTCTGGCTACACAGCACATGATTGCCATGGTAACCAAATTACAGGTGCTGCTACTTCTGGCGGTTCAACATCAGATGCCACAGCCACGGCGAGTGACATTGCAAAAAATAAAACTGCTTATGTAAAAGGAGCTAAGGTCACCGGAACATTGACTGATATTACAGCTAGTAATAGTTTTACGATGACAGACGAGACACCGAGTGCAAACGGCAGTAACTTACGATTAAACGCTAAGCATCCAACAGACAAGATTATGCGAGCTAACAGTTGGAGTATTATCGACACGCCTTTGTCTGGTCTTGGAGATGCCACAGCCGCTGATGTCACTTCTGGTAAGACATTTACATCAGTCGCAGGCGTAAAAGTAACGGGAACAAATACTGGCGGATCAGGAAGCGGTGGAACCAGCACATCAGATGCGACAGCTACAGCAAGTGACATTGCAAAAGGCAAAACGGCATATGCTAAAGGCTCTAAGATCACAGGCACCGTTCAAGAAATTAGTTCTGGCGCCTATACATCAACTGGAACAGTTACGAATAGTGTAGTAGGCAACGATCTTCAGTTAACAGTTGGTAATACAAAAGATGTGCTTTTACGTTCAAACACAAACACGGTTGTGAAAGCACCTTTATCAGATTTTGGTAATGCGACCGCAGATGATGTGGCCAGCGGCAGAACATTTACTTCTGCTTCTGGTGTAAAAGTCGTAGGAAAAGCAGGAAGCTCATCCGGTTCATTACCGAGTGAAATTGTCGCCGGTGATACACCGATTTGGAGTAAGTCTTGTAATGTGTCCACAAATAGTAGCTCTACAAGTGTAAAACAATTATTTTCTGGTTCATCTGTTTATTTTAAAGCACCAAAGTCTGGTACTTACAGGTTTAAGTTTACCGGTTGGACAAATGCGACCAGTGGGGAGAAATATGCATGCGTTTATTTGAGCCTTACTTCTAATAAGCAAACTGATCCAGACGGTGTTACTTGGTGGAAAGATTTGCCTTTATCTAATGCAACAGACCTGACTGTGCACATTGATGCAGAATTGACTGAAGGACAGAGAATATTCTTTTTCGGCCAGACTGCTTCTGGACAATTTACAGGCATGACAGGCCCTGTTGGTAAAATCTATAATATACAGGCTTGTATAGCTTGGGATAACGGTACTAACCAGCCATAAATGGAGGAAATAAAATATGGATGCATATTTAATTGTTGATCCCGATTCGAGGAATATTACAATACCCGAAATAGAGTCGGCTTTTGGTGTTTATGGTGATAATAACGCTGAAAGAAAATATTTCAAGTCGCCTCGTATTGTAGGTAACGGCATTGATTTAACGGAATGTTATCTCTATGTGAATTATATTTCAGCGTCAACAAAAATTGGGCAGATTCTTTGTGACGTTGGCGATGCGCCAAATGGTACCGCTACAGAAGATGAAATCGTCTTCAGTTGGCCAATCACAAGGAACGTACTTGACAAGAATATTTCAGGTGAGATTTTCTTTGCAGTTCAGGCGAAGACTAAAACCGGAGATACAGTTTTTACCACAAGAAAAGCAAAAGGCAACTGCTATGAGTCTATCGAAGGAACTGAAGCCGTTGCTGAAGAATATGCCGATATTGTTCTTCAGTTGATTTCTCGTATGGATAAAGTCGAAGAAAATATCGGTGTAGAAGTTGATAATTATTTCAAAGAAAATCCGGCAGTAACATCGGAATACCTTACACAAACTTTGCAGCCGATTAAAGATGATGTTGGTTCGATAAAGGAAGATTTAGGTAATATCGGGGCAGATTGTATTTCCACTGCTGTAGTTTCAAACGGTTATTTTACACAGGGCGGGGGAAATGCCTCAGATGATACTTGTAGAAGAACAGATTATATCAAATTTGATAAAAATGAATTTATAATCTTAAAATATATTTTTAATGGATATATATGGTGCTGCTATGAATTATATGATGCAAATAAAACAAGTATAGGTGAACGAATTGTATTTACGTCTGAAGCAAATAGAGTTGTTAAGATATACCCAACCAAAGATACACAGTATATCAGATTTGCATGGTCTATCACTAATATCGTGTCAATCACAGCAAGTCTATATGAAAAAACAGGATATTCCGATGCAAAAATAGAAATCATTAAAAACAATCTGCTTGAAGAAATAGACAATGTCGAAAATGATAATTTAATTGTTTCTCAAGGGTATATTCCTATCAAATTGATAGCAGATAAGTTCCTATCATCTTCAGGAATTACTCACTATGCTGGTTGGTCTGCTACGGAGAATATTAAAGTCGATGGCTTAGACTATATCTATACAGAGTGGTCAAAGGCAAGTAGCTATAATAAGTTTCTGGATTCAAGTTTCGGACTTGTTAAAATGGTTACTATAAGAGATGGGCTACAGAAAACGAACGTTCCAGAAGGAGCAAGTTATGTTGCTTTTTCAAATGAAACAACTGTCATGGAGGGACTAAGAGTCTGGTCTCCCACAAAAATAAATTCATATGAAAACACACTAGAAATTTCAAAATTAAAACAGGATATTCCGTTTTATTATGAGAAGCATCTAACCGATAAGATAACCGAAGTAAGAGCAAAAGAAACTTTCAGCGGAGTCAGTGGTGATGAATTTATTTTTATTACAGATTATCATATGGAGAGAAATGCTAATAATTCGCCAAGTTTGATTGATAAAATTATTCATCAAACTGGTGCGAAGAAAATTGTATTCGGTGGTGATGCGTATGATGCAAGTTCCACTCCTAATTTAGCATTGAATAAAATTGCAGATTTTTATTCAATGTTCTATGAAAATGCAGATAAGATTTTATCTTGTGTAGGAAATCATGAGTATAACAATCCGGCATCAAATAAGCCCGAACAACAGATACCTAACGGACAAGTCTATGCATCCATCGTCAACAGAAATGATCTTATCCACCATTCAAGACACACCTGTAACTACACTGTCCTAAATCGTTCCAATGAAACAATGTATATTTTTATTGGTTGTGAATACAACTCGAATATCACTAATGAAAGTATTAAATATGTATTAGAAGCTATTAAAAATAACAACGGGTATGATATTATTGTTTTTTCACATGTTGGACTTGATAATGGTGGCGACAATGGAAATGTAGCAAATATTGTAGGCGGCTTCAAAAGACTAACTGATGGACTCGACAAGTTTAACCAAAAAAGTAACTATATTTTTGATGGAATAACTTATGACTATTCTGGATGTACAGGTGAGGTGATTTGCGTTTTTTCTGGACACAATCATGTTGACGGATGCATCCGTACAGACGGTGGATTAAATGTAATTTCAACAACTTGTGATGCCTACAGAGCGCCAGAAGGCGGTGCTGTGAGGACGAAAGGAACTATTACAGAACAGGCTTTTGATGTTGTGAACATCGATTATGAAAACAAAAAAATTTACATGACACGAATTGGAGCTGGCGAAGATAGAGTATTTTCTTACTAATTAATTAAATGGGGCTTTAATCGACCAATCGCACGAATTACATGTTCTTTTATGAAGAGAAAGAGATATAGAAATGTGTCTCCTTCTCTTCTTTTTATTTCATTCAAAATGGAGGTTTAAATTATGATTATCACAGGAATGGATCACTTTCAGAGTGTTTGCAAAAGAAAATTAGTCGAGTGGTACACGAAAAACAGACCAGAAACACCAATCGACTTATCTAATGTGTTTATCGTTTGGAGCTGTAAAACATTACAGAACTACAAGTGCCTTGCATCAACTACGGTCAGCGGCGATGGCATCTATGCTGAGTACACATACAACGGCGATAAGCAGGAATTATATGAGGATGTGTATGGGAAAAGGACCAACACTTGCTATACAGAGGAATAGGAGGTTTATAAAACATGAAAGATTATATTGATGTAAATAGAGAAGCAACCTTTTCTTTCGGTGACGCCATCGAATTTATGAAACGTGGGCATAAAGTAGCGCGAAAAAGTTGGAACGGAAAGAAACAGTATATTCAGCTCGCAAGAGGGATCTCTTACGAAACAGCGGATGGCAATATTGTAAACTGCAATCATGATACTATCGGTAATATGGCCGTAGCTTTTGTTGGCACGTCTGGTGTTCAGATGGGATGGCTCGCGTCTCAGGCGGATATGCTTGCAGATGATTGGGTCTTTGTAGAATAGAAAGGCGGTAGATTCTTATGTCTAAAACATTTACACAGTCCGAATGGGGACGAGTCAGAGGCATTTCGATGGCTGCTAGTGGATGCGGGCCTTGTTCTGTTGCTTGTATCGGTACGAATATCGATCCTAGCCTCAATCCTCGAAAGGTTGCAGAATGGCTAGCTGATCACGGCGACTTTTACTCATCAGGCACAACAAGAGCGGGCATTACGTCAGCTCTCGAACATTATGGATTCACAATCGAAGGATATTACAAACCGGAGCATGGTGGCGGCACTTCTTGGAAGAACGCTATGGCCAAGATGAAGTCTCTTAAAGAGCCTTGGTGGGCAGTGTTTTTAACGGTCGGTAAATCCAATGGTGCTAAAGATAATTTCTGGACAAGTGGCGGTCATTTCTTAGCTTGTACAGACTTGTCCAATAACAAGCTTTATATCCGGGATTCTGGTGCTCGTGGTAATACTGGATATTTTTCACCAGAGAAACTCCGTTACGACACGAACTGTATCTGGATTGTTACAAAGAAATCCTCTAAGCGTAGATATACAGGCACTTTGCCGACACTGCCTAAGAAACAGTGCTTAGTATATGGAGATACAGGAGAAGCTGTAAAGAATCTTCAGTTGTTCTTACGCTGGTATGGCACGTACCGATCTAAAGTCGATAAAGATTTTGGCGCAAAGACAAAAGCAGCTGTGATCGCATTCCAGAAAGCGGAGAAATTGGCAGCAGACGGTTCATTTGGACCAGCTTCATTAGCAAAAGCAAAGACAATCAAACGATAAATTCAAAATGGAGGATTGCTATGAAAAAGAAAGTATTGGTTTTAGCAACAATTTTAAGTTTAGGGATGACTGTGCAGGCGTTTGCTTGTACGCCACCACTGAATCCTCCTAGTTCTCCACATATCGAATTTGAGTGGACACCGAGTGAAGAATTTCAGAAAGGTATCGAATATGGTGTAAATCAGTATTTGAAAGACCATCCGATCGAACTTCCTGAAACAGAAACCGAGACAGAGACAGAAGAATCCATCGAAAACGATCATGTGTTTGATTGGAGAGATTATATTCCAGAATGCTTAAAAGCACACTGGAGAAATATGATAAGGAGGTGAATTCAAAATGGAACAGATTATCAACTATGTCAAACCAGAATTAGTTGTCTTAGCCGTCGTTCTTTACTTTATTGGTATGGGTATCAAGAAAACCGAGAAGATTAAAGACAATTATATTCCGATGATCTTAGGTGTACTCGGCATTGCTCTCTGTGCAATCTGGGTGATGGCTACAAGTTCATTCGGATCAACCAATGATATTTTCATGGGCATTTTCACAGCACTCGTGCAGGGCGTATTAGTCGCAGGTTTATCTGTATATGTGAATCAGATGATTAAACAGGCAAACAAGTAAGGATGGTGAAATTATGTTTCGTGGTACGACACCCACTTTGGAATTCGTATTACCGTTCAATACCGATTTGCTGGAAAATATTTTAATGACAGTTGCACAGAAAAATGTGCCTATCATAAATAAGACGATTGCAGACGCGACGTTATCAGAAGACACCGTTACAATTCAATTATCGCAAGCAGATACATTGAAACTTAACGACAAGTATGATGCGCATGTGCAACTGCGAGTAAGAACTAAAAACGATGAAGTGATGGCTTCTGATATTTTCAGAGTTGCTGTTTCACAAATTTTAAAAGATGGGGTGATTTGATGACGTTTAATATTAATAAATTCAACGGAATGCAAGCACACATCAAAGTTCGTTTTGACTATTTTCAACAGGTTACGATTACACCTGACGCATATGAAGGCGACTACACAGTGGTTCCAAAGGCTGAAGCACAGGAACTTCCGACAAAAAAAAAAGTATATGGATGATAATGTTACTATTACTGCTATTCCATATTTCGATGTCGCTAATCCGTCTGGTGGCCAAACAATATATATTGGAAGCGAGGTAGAAATTAATGGGTAACAGTAAAATTATTTTCAATGGTGAGGTCTTGATAGATTTAACAGGTGACACTGTCGCCGCGGATAAACTCTTAGCAGGTACTATAGCGCATGACAAAGCAGGCAACAAAGTAACAGGTACTTGCGCATACAATGCAAATACTTCAGACGCAACATCTACTGCTACTGAAATCTTGAAAGGAAAGACAGCCTATGTGAAGGGAGCTAAAGTAACTGGTACAATGCCTAACAACGGAGCTGTTTCAGGCAATATTTCAACGGTTGCTGGTAAATACACAGTTCCTCAGGGTTATCATGATGGTTCCGGTAAAGTTCAGATTGCAGAGGCCGAACAGGCTAAACTTATTGCAGCGAATATTCGTGAAGGCGTGACAATTTTAGGCGTAGAAGGTACTATGTCTGGTTCCGAAGATATGAAAGCACAGGCTAAGTCCGTTACGCCAAAAGCAACTGCTCAGGAAATTTTACCAGATGAAAACTATAACTGTTTGTCGCAGGTTACCGTTGCAGCGATTCCTTATGTTGAATCCGAGAACGAAGCTGGTGGTAAGACAATCACTATTGGGTAGACAGTATTAGAAAGGACGAATCAAAATGGCAGCTAACAAAGTTGTTTATGGCACTTTAGTTTTGATGGATTTGACCAGCGATACTGTGACTGCTGAACAGATGCCGCAGGGATGTACAGCGCATGATAAATCTGGTGCTAAGATCACTGGCACATTGCCATTTACAGCTAAAGGGAAAGATAGAGATATTGTTTCTGACGCTGTATTAAGTACAGATAGTGACGTTGTGTTAAGCGTTTATATCAACAAAACAGCTGCATCGGAAAAGCCGCCATTTGCAATGTTGGGAGACAATATTTTAAGAATGTATTCTCCTAAATCTAATTTTGGTGACGCAACCGATTCTGATGTTGTTAAGGGTAAAACATTTACTTCCAGTGCGGGTGTTAAGGTAAGTGGTACGTTAACTGAAGGAACACCAACAGCTTCATATGACAATACTCGTAATATGTCTTGGCGACAACTACAGACCGCTTATGGAACGACGAATATAATTGATATCCCAGTTAATATAAACGCTGGGAATACACCGGTTGTTGTATCTGGAACAATAGCTGCTACGGCTAGCCTATCGGCCACGATATTTGGTAATGCTACAGCAGCAGATGTCGCTAAAGGTAAAACGTTTACTTCTAATGCTGGTGTGAAATTAGCAGGTACTCTTGAAACAAGTGGTGGCGATAAAGTTTATACCATTACAGATCCATCGAATCCCGCAGTTGGAATACCTGATGGAGTTGTACAAATTTACGGATACGCTAAAGATAGCAGTTTTCTATATGCATTCTGCGGTAACAGATTTTACAAAAGAAACTCGAAAGGATCAGACACGTCCATGAGGACAACATTCAGTGTAAAAAATGGGGTAATTGCGAGATTGCCGTCGGGCTTAACCGAATGCAATTTAATAGCAGTCCAATCATCCTAACTGTATATTTGAAAGGAGTTGAATAATATGTTACCTTATCAACCATATAATCCGATGTTCAACCCTAATATTCCTAACCCGAACTACCCATCACAGCCTCAACCTCAACAGTCACCGTTGCAGTCTTATCAGCAGCGTCCTCCCATAATCCCGGGAAGAGTTGTTACAGACATTAACGAAGTGACACCAAACGAGATTCCTATGGATGGTCGGGTTAGTTTATTTCCTAAAAATGATTATTCGTGCATTTATGCAAAAGCATGGAATAGCGACGGTACAATTACAACTGTAAAATTTGTACCTGAACAGCCATCACCATCTGCCGAGCCTGCACAGAATAATATAGAAGTTGCTTTAGCTTCAATCAAAGAACAAGTTGAAAAAATTGATAAACGACTCGATCGTATGCAAAAGCCGACGAAACAGTCTCAGCCTAGAAAGGAGGAAACAAACAATGATTAATATTCAGCAGTTTGCAATGAATCTGTTACAGAACAATCCGAACGTAGCAAAAAATCCTCAGGCACAGGAGATGTTAAAGGTAATTCAAAATGGAGATTCTCAACGTGGTCAGATGATTGCTGAGAATCTCTGCAAGACATATGGAATTACTAAAGAAGACGCATTAGCACAAGCAAAACGGTTCTTTCATATTTGATGCATAATAAAGTCTCATTATGGAAAAGCGCGCGTCTATAGTCGAGCTTTATTTTGTATAAATATATTTTTTTTAAGGAGGCTTATTTATGTTTAATGGAAATGGAGCACCTAGTTTATCTGACATCGCAGCTGTAACAGGAAATGATCGCAACAATAGTTGGGGCGACGGAAATGGTTGGTGGGTACTTATTATTCTCTTTGCCATCTTTGGAGGCTGGGGCAATGGCGGCTGGGGAAATAATCGTGGAAACGGTTATGAATCCGCTGCAACACAGGCTGATATTCAGCGTGGATTTGACACACAGTCTATTATCAATAAGCTGAACGGCATTGAAAACGGTTTGTGTGACGGTTTTTATTCCGTAAATACAAGTTTGTTGACAGGAACAAATACTTTACAGAATGCCATTCAGCAGGGTAATTTTGGTATCCAGCAGGCGATTAACAACGATACTGTAGCTAATATGCAGAACACAAATGCTCTGTCCACACAGTTAGCAAATTGTTGCTGTGAAAACAGACAGGGACAGGCTCAGATTAGTTACGATTTAGCAACACAGGCATGTGCTATTCAGACAGCTATTCAGAATCAGACACAGCAGATTATGCAGAATGATAATGCAAATTATCGTGCACTTCATGATGAGCTCGTACAGTCTCAGATGGATGCGAAAGATGCTAAGATTGCAGAACAGGCTGCGGCTATTCAGGCATTAAATCTTGCTGCTTCTCAGGCTGCTCAGAATCAGTATTTGGTTCAGCAGTTAAGGCCAGCGGCAGTGCCAGCGTTTACTGTACCAAATCCATATGCAAATTATGGTTATGGGTGCTACTCAAATGCAAATGGTTGCTGTAACGGGTAAGCATTTATATTTTATGGAGGTATAATTATGATTGTTTTATCAAATGCAAATGCTCAGACGATTCAGCCAGGGCAGGCGATTACCTTTAATTCAAAAATTCTTCGTACAGGATGCAACGAGTGCCATCGTGAAAATACGGGTTCTGTCAAAATGAGAGCTGCTGGAATTTATGTTGTATCTTTTTCCGGTAACATTGGCGGAGCAACTGCAGCTACACCCGTACAGTTATCAATTCAGATTGGCGGAGAAACTCTGCCAGAAACGACAATGATTTCTGTACCTGCCGCAGCTAACGACTTGAACAACGTCTCGACAACAACAATTTTACGGAATTGCTGCGGAGACTATGACCGATTAACAGTTGTCAATACTGGTACGGTTCCTGTAATTGTTGACGCAAATACAGCATTCGCTATTCGTCGTGTGGCATAGGAGGTGATAGTATGGGCAATGAATGCAAGACTATTTGTGAAATCAAAGAAAAATTAGAGGAGCTTGTTAAGTCTGAATTAGATCAGGGACCGCAGTATATTAGTACGGCAGAACTTGGTGAAGTCGTAGACATGATTAAAGACATGGCTCAGGCTAAGAAGTATTTGATGGAGGCTTGCTATTATAAGTCAGCTGTCGAAGCAATGGAAGATGCAACTGAACCGTACGGATATACGCCTGATCTTTGGAAGCGGATGTATATTCACAAACCGTATATGGATCAGTCCCAGTCCTATGACGACAATTATCGTATGGGTTACCCAATGGATAAAGTTGATTGGCAGTACGAATTGCCGATTCGCTATGGTAAATCTTATGGGGATTTCAAAATGGCAAGAAAGCATTATACGGAAACCAATTCACCTCACGATAAGGAAGAAATGGACACCCATGCGATGGAGCATATGTCTGACATGATGACAACTGTTCGGGATATTTGGAAAGCTGCTGACCCAGAGCTTAGAAAAAATATCAAGAATAATTTAGCAATGCTTACAAACGAGTTAGCTGAATAAGATAATCTCTATGAATAGATTCTCTATGAATGGACATTTATGGCGAATACTATTCGTGGACCCAAATCATCCAATGCTTGTGGATAGGACTGGCACTAGAACAATCGGTACTACTGACCCGAAGACGAAATGCATTTATATTTCAAATCGATTAAGCAGGCCGATGCTAGAGCGAGTCCTCATCCATGAGATTGGACATTGCGCATTAATCAGTTTTGGACTACTCGATGACATACATCGAATGGTTTACAAGAGGTATTGGACTGAAGCAGAAGAATGGGTCTGCAATTTTATCGCGGATTATGGGTCAAAGATATTTTCTATTGCATATTCGTTTTTAGGACAAGATGCGTTTTATTTTGTGCCTTACGAAATCGAAAAAATGATGGCGTAAGGAGGTGATAAAATGGAATTTTGGGTACAGATCATCGGAGCGATTGTGGCGTCAGCACTTGCTTCTTCAGGTTTGTGGGCGTTTGTGCAAAAGAGAATGGATAGAAAAGATGCAAAAACTCGAATGTTGGTTGGCTTAGCACATGATCGAATTATATATCTTGGCATGACGTATATTGAGAGAGGGCAAATAACACAAGACGAATACGAGAACTTGTTTACTTATTTATACGAGCCTTATGCCGCTATGGGCGGAAATGGGTCTGCTAAGAAAGTAATCGAAGAAGTTGATAAGTTGCCAATACATAAGGGTTGAATGCAGGCCGTTCATTCACGGTTCATACATTTTAATGTTGAAAATACTTGATTTACAAGGATTCCTGTTTCCGTTGAGGAAGCAGCAAGACCTGGCAAGTTCTAAAGAATTCAGTAAAATCAATGGTTTAGAACATATGTAGGAGTAGTAAAAAGTAGAGAATTTTGTACGGTTCATACATGATTCATATACTATTCCTACATATTATTCATACACATTTTCCAACTCATTTTATTTTTTCGATTTCAGATTTAAGCCAGTCAATTGAACGATCCGTATAAACCTTTTCGGTAATGTCTGATATACTATGACCAACCATATATTTAATTGCATATTCATCAACATTATATTTCTTACAAAGTGTAATGAAATGCTTGCGTCCGTCATGGGCTCTATGACTTGGATTTAATTCTAACTGATCTCGAATTTTATCAAAACGGTGTCGATATTTGTCATAAGTTAGTTTAAGGTTACTTCGATGGGTTACTGTATCCGCACAATTGAACAAATAATCGCTGCCTAAAATTATCGCTTCGTCATATCTAGCTTTGACTAATGGACGTATTTTAGAGTGAATTGGCACGATTCGATTTTTGCCAGCGTCTGTTTTCATACCACCTCTAAATGTCCAGTTGATAATGTCAACGTCTTCAATTTTTATCAAGCCTAACTCTTGCGGACGCCATCCAGAATAGCATTGTATTAACAAAATATCGACATATGGAACTTTATAAAGATTATCCCACAATATTGATATTTCTTCGTCTGAAAATGTTATATGACTGTCGGAGTT